AAGCACTGAATGGGCAAGACAATTGTTTGGGCAGATTGATCACACATTTGAAATTGTAGCCACAGCATATTACTCAAGAGAGGGACTATTCGATGCCACCTAAAAAATATAATAGAAATGAAGTATTGTTTGATCCAAAGTCAGAGGAGCAGCACATCGCCCCGCTGAAAGAATTAGAACTTCAGCCCTCAACAATTGAAACAATTGACCGAGCGCTCTTTGAGTTTATTGATGATGAACTTGATATTTTCTGCACAACGAATAAAGGGTTTAAAAAAGTTCCTTTTATTTGGGCAGGTGCCGAACGAGCTTTTCAAATTAAGCACAACAGAGAACTGCGTGATGTAAACGGCTGGCTTATCTATCCAATTATGAGTATAGAGCGTACTGGTATCTCTAAGAACTTAGCAGAGCGCGGCGCTTATTACGCCGCCGCACAGAACCTTGGTGACAACAAAGGTGGCTCTATGACAATTGCAAGAACTATCAAACAAGATAAAACCGCCAACTTTGCTAACGCTGATTCAAAAAGATTAGCGCATAATGTGGCAGGAACAGGTCAGAATAACTTTCCACGAAAGAATGATAAAGTAGTATATGAAACAATTACGGTCCCAATCCCCGTCTATCTTGAGGTCAACTATACCTTAACAGTGATGGCAGAGTATCAACAACAAGTTAATGAAATTATCACGCCTTTCATGACAAGAACTGGTGCGATTAATTATACAGTTGTAGAAAAGGATAATCATCGTTTTGAGGTATTTATTGACTCCGATTACACACTAAATAACAACGCATCCTCGCTACTTGAAGATGCCCGAGGATACGAGACTCAAATTAACTTTAGAGTCCTCGGCTACATTATGGGAGCCGACAAAAATGAAGAGCGTCCAAAGATTGTACGCAGAGAAAATGCCGTTGAGGTTAAGATTCCAAGAGAGCATGTAATTCTTGGTGATATACCTGAGCATCTCCATGTCAGCGGCAATGTTCCTTTTTATCGGTCATAAAGTTATATTTAGGACTTTCACCTTTTTATTAACTATTTATTATCGATAATCAGAATATTTTTTATTCATAAGATATTGAAGAGCGACAAGGAGATACTTCATAATGTCAGTTAAATCTTTCAAGTTTATTTCACCCGGTATTTTCATCAATGAAATTGACAATTCACAATTACCCGCCCTCCCAGATGAGGTCGGTCCAGTAGTTATTGGTAGAACACAGCGAGGACCAGGAATGCGTCCTGTTAAAGTCAACTCTTTTTCAGAGTATGTACAGGTTTTTGGTAATCCAATTCCTGGCGGTTCTGGCGATGATGTATGGCGTAATGGTAATTATACTGCACCTACCTATGCTGCATATGCAGCACAAGCTTACTTGCGTAATAGCAGTGCTTTAACTGTTGTTCGTCTCCTTGGTGGGCAGAGTTCACAAGTTGCTGACGGCGGCGCGGGTGAAGCAGGCTGGCAGGTTTCTGGATCTAACGATTTAGACCCAGGCGTCAACGGCGGCGCATATGGACTTTTCCTTTTCCCATCTGCCTCCGCTGTCACACCTGTTACTGGTGTTCTTGCTGCTCAGTGGTATCTTAACGAGGGCTCGATTGAGCTTTCAGGTACAGTTCGAGCAAGCACTACAATTGCGACTGGCTCTGCTGTTTTATTCAAGGATTTAAGTTCTTCTGGAGTTGCTGGAGCAGCTACGGTTGAATACAAAGTTCTCATTAAGGATAAAGATGGAACTCTTGTTAAAGAAACTGCTTTTGACTTTACACGCTCAAGCTCTAAGTATCTTCGCAAGGTGTTTAATACAAATCCAACACTTATTAATTCTGCAATTACTAGAACAGCACAAGCAGAAACTTACTGGCTTGGACCAAGTTATGAAAGAGAGGTTGCCGATAATATTACAGGCGCATCTCATGCAGTTATCCTTGGCTTAGATAGCGGTTCTAACAACGCGGCTAATTTCCGCTTTGGATTTAGAGCAGCACAATCGCCTTGGATTATTTCCCAGGATCTTCAATCCGCGTATGCTGGATTCGTTGCCGACTCTATGACAAAGTTGTTTAAGTTTCATACGCTTGACTCTGGTGATGATCAGCAAAGAAGAGTTAAAGTTTCTATTACAGATGTTAAGGCATCTTCAAACGAAATTGATCCTTATGGTTCCTTCTCTGTCGAGGTCCGCGATGTTAAAGACAATGACAATGCACCCGTTGTATTAGAAAGATATAGTTCTGTAAACTTGAACCCTAACCATCCTAAATACATTGCAAGAGTTATTGGTGATCAGCACATTGTTTGGGATGATCAAGAGCGTCGTTACCGCACTTATGGAAACTTTGTAAATCAATCCTCCGTCATTCGCGTTGAGATGAATGAGGATGTTGATGCAGCCGCTACTGATGCAAGGCTCTTGCCATTCGGTTCATTCGGTCCTATCCGATTTAAGAACTGGGGCAAAACTTCAGCACCAATTCTTTCCAGCAGTGATACTCCGCCTGACACTTATGTCACAGGTGCATCCGGTATCGCACATCCATTTAGACACGGAGCTTTAAACCCATTCTGGTTTGTTGAGGCTGGAATTACAACACAAGGTCGCTTTACAGGAACCGTTGACTATCCAGCATTGCCTTTGAGAGTTAGCTCTTCCGATGGCGACATCGCAGATCCAACGAATGCCTACTTTGGTATCGACAGTACACAAAACGGAAACAATCGTTTTGAAAGCAGTTACATTGATATTGTTAGAGCCCTTCCAAATTCTGCCAACAGTTTCACCGTTGGTGCTGGAACAGAATTCTCTTATGTGTTTACTTTAGATGACCTAAAGTCTTCTAATAGTGGAGACACAGGTGAAATCGCTGTTTATAGTTCTGGTTCTCGTAACGCAGGAACTTCTTTCTCTGCTGTTAGTGGAACTTACGAGCAAGTTCTTGACATGGGCTACGACCGATTTACCGTTCCTCTTGTTGGAGGATTTGATGGTCTTGATGTCAGAGACAAAGAACCATTCAACAATACGGACCTCGATGGTGGATCCGATACATCAAACTACGCTTACTATAGTGTACGACGTGCTATTGACACTATTGCAGATCCAGAAAACGTCGAGATGAACATCTTAACATTGCCCGGTATTTTCAATTCTGCATTAACCTCTAAGGTTCTTGAAATTTGTGAAAACAGAGGTGATGCCCTTGGTATTATCGACATTGATAGTGGGTATAAACCACAGACTGAAAACACAAGCACACAACAGCAGAATGCAGGTACTGTAGCGACCGCAGTTTCTAACTTGAGTGCAAGACAGCTTAACTCTAGTTACGGAGCTTGCTACTACCCTTGGGTCCAGATCCAAGACACAATTAGTGATTCGCTTGTGTTTGTGCCACCTTCAGTTGTCGCTCTTGGAACATACTCCAGCGCACAACGTAATTCTGAGCTTTGGTTTGCTCCCGCAGGTTTCACTCGCGGCGGCTTAACTGAGGGTTCCGCAGGATTGCCAGTCATTCAAACTCGCGCTCGTTTAACTTCCAAGGAGCGCGACAAGCTTTACGAAGCAAACATTAATCCAATTGCTACATTCCCAGCAGAGGGTATCGTAATCTTTGGTCAAAAGACCCTTCAGGTTACTCCTTCTGCACTTGATAGAATTAATGTCCGCCGACTCATGATCTTCTTAAAGAGAGAAATTTCAAGAATCGCTGCAACAACATTGTTCGATCAAAATGTCCAAGCAACTTGGAACAGATTCACCTCAAGGGCAGAAAAGCTGCTCCGCAGCGTTCAGTCTCGACTGGGCTTAACAGACTTCAAGATTGTCCTTGATAGCACTACAACAACCCCAGAGTTAGTTGACAGAAATATCTTGTACGCCAAGATCTTCTTGAAGCCAGCCAGAGCTATTGAATATATTGCTATCGATTTTGTTATTACAAATTCAGGCGCAGGTTTTGAGGATTAATAAAAATGAGCACTATATATTATAAACAGGAGACATATAAATAATGCCAGTACAAAAAAACAACTTTTGGTTAAATCCCACATTTGAACCGAAAAGACAATTTAGATTCTTAGTACAAATGAGTATTGGTGGACAGGATATGACGTTCCTCGCAAAGTCTGCTGGTCGTCCAAACTATTCTATTAGTGAAAATCCTCATCAGTTCTTTAACCACACTTTTTATTACCCAGGTCGTGTTACTTGGGAAACTGTGGACATTACTCTTGTAGATCCTGTTCAACCTAATGGTGCAGAACTTCTTTATGAGTATTTAGGAAAAATCGGTGTCCAAGTTCCTGTTAGTTTTAACACTGCTGTCGGCACCACAATTACTAAGGACTCTGCCACTTCAGGTCTTGGTGATATTAAGATTCAAGAAATTGCAACTCCTGCCGGTGGAGGCAACACATCAGTAATCGAGGGTGAATGGAAATTAATTAATGCTTTCTTTACATCTGTTAACTTTGGCGATCACTCCTATGACTCTGAAGACATGGTTGAAATTTCTTTAACCGTCCGATATGACTGGGCTGAGTACAGCACCCAAAACAGAGGAAGTCAATTAAATCCAGAGACACCTCTTGTACGCACTCCATAGTAAATAATTTTATTAAAAACTATTTAAAATATAAGCACAGATAAGTTATAATGTGCATAGACTATTTTAAAAGAGGTGTAAATGTCTAGAAATAAGCAGCGAACTGCTGCTGCCACGGATGCTACTGCTGCAACGACAGCGCCAGCAACACCGGCAGCGCCAGCTACGCTTTCGTATGTAACTCCAACTGAATTTGTCGAGCTTCCGTCTCGTGGCAAGTTTTATCCACCTGATCATCCCCTTCATAACAAAGAAGTGATTGAGATGAGGTTTATGACAGCAAAGGATGAAGACATTCTAACTTCACCAGCTTTGCTTCGTAATGGCTTGGCTATTGACAGGTTGATTGAAAACTTGATTGTTGAGACTAGTGTTAATGTCAATGACTTGTTGCTTGGTGATAAGAATGCTGTTATTCTCGCTGCTAGAATTTCTGGCTATGGCGAGCAATATAATGTAAATGTCACTTGTCCCAATTGTGAGGCTTCAATTGAGCATCAGTTTGATTTGTCTGAAATCCCACATCAAAATGGAACAATACCCGAGGACGATAATGAAAATGTTTATCTGACTCCTGAAGGCACATTTGTAGCAAAGCTGCCAAAGTCTCAGTTTTCTGTTGAATTCAAATTGCTTACTGGACAAGATGAAGAGTATCTTGAAAAGGTCGCACTAAAAACTAAAAAGCTCAACCTACCTGAAGCATCAGCCACTAACTTGTTAAAGCGTCTTGTAGTTTCTGTTAACGATGTCAATGTGACTTCAGAGATTAACAATTTTATTGATAATATGCCAGCACAAGACGCACGTTTTCTTAGAGCATGTGTACAGGTAGTGACCCCCAATGTTGATATGACACAAGAGGTTAATTGTTCGTCTTGCGGAACGACATCCGAAATGGCGGTGCCGTTCACTTCGGAGTTTTTTTGGCCTAACTGATAACTATATGGCTAATGTATACGAGCAGTTTTTCTTTTTAAAAATGCATGGAGGATGGAGCTTTATCGAAGCATACAACCTTCCAATAAGGTTGCGTGAATGGTTTGTACAAAGATTGTCAGATCATTTTGAACAAGAGAACAAAGAGTATGAAAAAGCCAAAAAGAAAGCAAGATAATAAAAACGGGCATTTATTGCCCGTTTCTTTTTTTGTGAAACTATTTATAAGAGATAAGTATACTTGGAGGTTTCTATAATGAATGAACCAAACGATTTGGTCCCGATTGAAATTAATTTAAATATGAAGAAAGAGGGACTTTTAAACGAGACTGGTCTTGCAGCCTTTGGTGGACAAATTAGATTGATGCTTCAAGGTATGTTCGGCGCAGGTGGCATGCCCCCCGTTAGAGTTAGGGGAAGCAGATCTGACGTAGGTTTATTTAAATCAGCACTGGCAGAAGAAGGAAAATATCTCTTAGCTATGAAAAAATATGGGCTCGATAATGAAAGAACCTATAGAAACAAGTCCTCTTTAGATAGGGCAATTAAAAATTTTGAAAGAGCCACAGGAATCAAGTGGCCATTTAGTTAGGGGGGTGATTAAATATGGCAGATTTTGAACTCGATCCCGCAGCGCTAAAAAAAGCCTTTGCAGCTTTAAAAAAACAAATCGAAGATTCGGCATACCTCCAAGACTTTGGTGATGAGCTTAGTGCTCTTGCAGATACACTCAATGACAGCACCAAGAGTGTTCAAGAAAAAAATGCAGCGTTCGATCAGCTTGCTGATTCAGTTCTTAAAGCCAAGAAAGAAATTCAAGGCTTTGAACAAGCTGCTACTAATTTTAATAATCAATTAGCGAACACATTTCAAGCCCTGACCGGAGTCACTGACGGCTCAGATACCCTTGCTGGTTCTTTCTTTAAAACACGCAAAGAGTTATCAAAATTAGAAAAAGGCTCGGATAAATATAATAAAGCTCTTGAAGCCCAAATAGAATCAATCAAGGAATATGTTGATAATCTTGATTTTGCAGCTTCCGCAGCCGGAGCCCTTCAAAAAAATACAAAAGAACTGCTCCTTGCCAACGATAATGCCACTTCTGGGTTTGCCCGCGCAACAGGCATGGGCAAGACTTTTAACAAGCAAATTTTGCAGATTGAGAAAAGCAATCGACGATTTGGTGTGACCGCTGACGACTCAGCCTCCGCATTACAGAATCTTGTAGAGGGTCTTTCTGGCTTTGGTTTAATGGGTGCGGAAGTGCAGAGTGTGCTTGCCGATGAGGTAGCACAATTAGAGCGTCTCGGAGTTTCTGCTTCTACTACTACGGGCGTGTTCCAAAGTCTAACAAGAACATTTGGAATGAACAAGGAGGGAGTTGAAAAAGTTACAGAAGAAGCGAGAGTGCTTGCTGGTGAACTTGGAATATCTGTTAATCAAGCAGTTGAAGGTCTCAATAAGGCACTGCCGCAATTAGCATCTTTAGCGGCAGACCAAGTTGTCCCGGCATTTAAGGAATTACAGGAACAATCGCTTGAGACGGGAATAGCAGTTGACGGCTTAATTGGCATCGCCGGAAAATTTGATACATTTGAAGAAGCAGCCAAGGCTGCCGGTAATTTAAACGCCGTCCTCGGCACACAAACATTTGATACCACGGCTCTGCTTGAGGCACAATTAGAAGGTCCACAGGCAGTAACAGCGCTATTACGAGATCAGCTTCAATCATCTGTTGGAAGCTTTGAAGAGCTAACTGTATTTCAAAGACAAGCAATCGCAAACGCAAGCGGGCTCAACGAGCAAGAAGTACGAGGTCTGTTTCTTTCTGAAGAAATAACTGAAGAGCAGAAAAAACAAGCCGACGAAAGAGAAAAAAACCTTAAAGCTACAATGGCTCTTAAAGATGAGCTTTTGGCACTTGCGCGTGAATTTGCAGTTGCTATTCAGCCATTGATGGATTTCGCTAAATTTATAGTTGGAGGCTTTGCCAAAGCCGTTCGGGGAATTAAGTCATTGCCAGGAATGGGAGGTACGACTGGAAGTATCGTCGCAGGTGCTGGTGCCATCGGCGGCGGCATGCTCCTAAACAAAGCAAAAAATAAAGTCTCGGAAAAACTTTTTGGTAAAAAAGTCAAAGCGGACGGCACTGAAAAAAACCCCTTCTTTGTTAGAATGATGGGAGGCGGCGATTCCGGCGATTCCAGCGCTGGAGACGACGGACTCCTGGGCAAATTCAAGCGCAAATTCAAGAGCAAAGTAACTGGCAAACTACTCGATGGAATTGGCAGACTCGGTTTTCGTGCCGGTCGAGAAGGTCCAGCCCTTCCACCCGGAATGGGTGGCGGATTCACTCAGGGCGGAGTTCGCGGCACCATTGGCAACCTCGCTTCATCAATGAAAGGCAAGCTCGGAGGGGTGCTCAAGGGTAGACTCGGCGGCGCAGGCAGCTTTCTAAAAGGCGGGCTCAGTAGACTCGGCGGCGCAGGCGGCTTTCTAAAAGGCAAACTCGGCGGAGCACTCGGTAAACTCGGCGGAGGAAAGCTGCTTGCAAAATTAGGATCGAGAGCAATCCCAGGTCTTGGACAAGCTATGCTGGCGTTTGATGGTGTTAAGTTTTTAGGACCAAAGCTTCTAAAAGGAGTTAAGACTCTTGGACCAAAACTTCTTGGAGGTGTTAAAAAGTTTGGTGGGGCAGCTTTAGGGCTTCTTGGCAAAGCAGGCAGCGGGCTTAAGAGTTTCGGTGGTCGTGCAGTTAAAGGTCTAATGAGAGGCATCGCTAGGTCGCCCATAGGAATGGTTGGAAGAGGACTTGGCAGTGCTGCAAAGTCAGTTGGCAGAGGTTTAAAGAAACTTAAGTTCTGGAACGAGGGAACAGACGCAACTCCATCTCTTAGCTCGAATCAAGTTCAAATTGCTGGTGATGGTGGACCCAACGCAGAACCAGAAATGATTGTGCCGCCACCAAAATCAGCGGTTATTAACAATGCCAACCTAATGAATGCACTTGGAGGCATGGCTGGTGGCAATCCAGAAATGGCATCTGCGATTAATAATTTAGGTGCAAAATTTGACACACTGATTGGAGAGGTTAAAAATCTTAACACCAGACCAGTTCAAGTTGAAGCCACAGCCGTGATTGGAAAAAAAGACTTCGCCAAACAGGTCAACGGACACTTCGGTAGATCAGGAGTCAGCCCAGCTACTTCCGCTGTATAACTATTATGCCAGTTCAGCCAATAATGCGAGAAATGTTTAAAGGAGCCACCTCTGCGGGAGCCGAGGCTGTTGGAAAAGGTTATAGACTTATTTTTGTACACCAAGCTACAGGGCACACAGTAGAGTTCCCAGCAGCAATTCAATCTTTTACGGATGTTCATGCACCAGAGTTTTCTGAAAGAGTATTTGCTGGCAGAATGGATCCCATTTATCAACAATCAGCCGTGTCAAGAAACATAGAGTTTACTTTTGTTGTTGCAAATGGGTCTGTTGAAGAGGCTCGCCATAATCGACAAAGTGTAAACTTGCTAATTCAGATGCTTTACCCGCAATTGCAAGAAGGATCTGATTTAGCATACGGTTCGTATATTAACATAAAAGGATTAAGTTTTTTAAACGATGGCAATGATGACTCTGCTGTTGCCTGTCTTATAAAAAATATTAACTATTCATTGGAAATGGACCAGGGATTTATTACACCCAAAACCGACCGCACGGGCGCTAAAACTGAGGGGGAGATATATCCAATTCTCTTGACAATTGCCATTTCTGCTCAGGCACTTATCCCAACAATTCATTCCTTTGAGGAGGCAGACCAATTGTTTAATTCTGAAGACTGGCAACAGCCCTATCCACCAGATTATCCAAATTACTATAAGAAAATATGAGCTATCACTTTCCAACTGTAAAAGACACTGGCGACAACATATACTTTCCCTTAGAGATAAGTAGAGTGTATGTAGACCCTCGTAATATTGTTGCAAGAGACCCCGATAATTTTAAAAGATATGTTTTCTTGACAAACTTTAATGAATCGTTTGAATCAAATTGGAGCAATCCGCCCGGTGCTTTTGGACAACTTAATCCATCATACAAATACTCGCAAACAAATAGAAGAATAGAAATGACTTTTAAACTACCAGCAAGAAATGTGCTCGACTCAAAAAGTAATTTAGATTTTTGCTCAAAGATGGCAAAGCTTGTATATGGAAACTACTCTGTTCAAGTGGAGGACGCTAACCAAGGAAACCTTGTACTGCTACCCCAATTAGGTATTGACCCAACAGAGCGAACTACTTTAGGCAGCGTTAGATATAATTTTGAAGGAGCGTTGTTTAACATAAGAGTAAACTTTGGAAGCCTAATACAAAATGAATTTGCTTTTTTCACAAATTTTTCTTTTACTCCAAACTTTGATGCGGGTGTTTTTGAATACAGCAACCGTCCTGTTCAAGGCCAATATGGGCTTGGCGATTATCAAGATCAACTAGCAGCACAAGGCTATGGCAAATTAACAGATGATGCACATGTATACCATTTTGACCCAGGGGTTGTGTATCCAAAAGAACTGGAGGTGTCAATTTCTTTTACGGTTTTACACGACTATCCTCTCGGTTTTGGCGGTCCCCGTCGTCCCGGCGAATCACTTAAATGGGCACAAAACGAAAATAAAGATTGGCCACACGGCACTCCAGAATCTTATCCTAAGCTTGAGTATATGAGCCAGGATAATGTCCCCGTGCCGTCGAACTCTCAAGTCCCTTCAAATCCAACAGGGTCAGCGCCGCCCCGATATGAAGTAGGAAAAAACCCGACGATTTATTATACAATTGATTCAAGTGGTAACATTATCATTGAGGACTAATTATTAGTAGTTATGGCTTATACAAAAAAATTTAGAAATAGAAATCGCTTTGTTTTTTTAAACAATGATGCGTCATATAAAAACCTTTTAGAAAATAAAAACATTTCTGACTTGCAACAATATGGCACAAAGACTTTGCCCGATATACAAAAAATTTCAGGCATTACATATGTTACTCATGTTTGGAAAACTGGAGATCGATACTTCAAACTTGCTGACCAATATTATCAGCGCCCAGAGCTATGGTGGATTATCGCTCATTATAATAAAAAGCCATCAGAGTCTAGTGTTAATTTAGGTGATGTTATATTGATTCCAACACCAATTGATGTTATACTATATTACTTGTAGGTGATTTATGGCAGATATAACTATAGCCAACTATAGACTTCAAGCGTATCTTCTCGCTAACGCTCAGGAGATTATTGAAAGAGTTGGAAGAAATCGGAAAAACACGAGGTTCCAAACTCAACTTTCAACGGCTCAATCAAAGCCAGGTGACAATCCGCAACCTTGTTTTACTAAAAAAGCAGTGCCAGAAAACGCGGGTAATAAATTAGATCTTTCTAACTTTATTGCCAATGCTTTGACCAACAAAGAAAAGATAACATTTATCGATGATCTGCCAAACTACATAAGAACCAATTTGTATCCTTATGTTAATGTGTATAAGACCATTATAATTGGAGATAAAGAGGCAGACATACTTCTTACAACAAAAGGAAACCAAGGGACTATCCAAAGTGGCATGGCTAATCAAATTAGCAATCCTGGTGTTAACATTGAGAGTATTGATATTGTTAGGCTCGGAGGAAACCCAGCAGAAATTGATACCAACATAACTTTCAAAATGACACTATACGCTCAAAAGCTTGGGCACTTTTTTGATAGGCAAAAAATTGCAGGGAATATAAGGGCAAACTTTGATCTCGCTCAAACCCCACCTGAGATGCAACGCGAGTTTGATGAGGGAGTAGCTTGGATCGATCTAATCAAGAAGGACTTAGCAAAAGACGACATAACAATTGCAGGTGACGCTAACGAGAGATTTGCAAAACGATTTGGTATCGATTTAAAAGACTCAATATTTAAACAAGCNTCAAATGGCGATTTCTATGACGCTATAAAACAAAGGATCAAGGTAGAAATTGGCTATGCACCAATACCAGAGTCCGTGTACAACAACATGAAGAAGCCCCCAGCCGCTGATGTTAAAGAAAAAATACAAGAAATGCTTGAGGGTCAAAAGGAAGTTTACTACTTAAATCTGGTGCAAAACGAAATTCAATTTAATGAAAGAGAGGGCACCACAATAACTTTAGATTTTGTTGCCGCTACAGGACTATCAACAACATCACGAACTAACGACTTAATGTTTGACCCTTGGTTCCTTGAGTCAGAGTTAAGGCTTAATGACCAGAGATGTAAAG